GTTGAGTAAATCGTGCATTAAATGGTCTTGCATCTACCATAACCATAGCAGAAGGCGTTAGTCCATTATCTAGGCACCATTTATAAGCCCCATTAATTGCGATTAGTTTAACACCATCAGCCCTCTTTTGTCTAATAGTTTCAAGGTGTTCGTTTAATGAAGGGCCACCACCTACAATCATTACTTCTTGGTCATTTGTTGGGTGAGGCTGTACTTGCATAAAGTCTCTTTGTATGTTGTATTCTACATTAGCCTTAATCGTTTCTTCATCCGTATTAAGTACGCCTGCATCAACTACATCTTCGCCTTTAATCCATGAACTTACATAGAATAGGCAATACCCTTTTTCTTCTTTAGACCAATGAATAACACAATCACGGTCAATAAACTTCTTTAGCCACCATTCATAGGGATGTACACTTAAATGTAACTTATGCCCTACTAGTACACCCATTTTGTCATCTTCAGTAGCAATCTGAAAGAAAACATGCTGACAAGCAGCTAAACAATTATCTAGTACTCTATCAACATGATGAGGTCTTATATGCTCCATCACATCTGTACAAAAGCCATATGCTGCTTTGACAGGTAAGGCTTCAGATAAATCTGCCTCTACAAATCTTAATGCATGCTTCTGTGTTTCTAGCATTGGTCGAATATCTTCGTCTAAACAATTATCTGCGAAGTCAACCATAGTGACATCTAAGCCACCAAAGAAAGCTAAATTAAGGGAACCTCGTCCCGTACCACATCCTAGGTCTAATACGGATGCACCTTTGGGTGGTTTAGCTTGTCTTAAAAATTCGTGTGCAATGTGTTCACCAGGAGCTACTTGCCTATACTCCGGTTTATCCCACATCATCTTATATAAATCTTTTTCTAACGGTCTTACATTACTTACTTTTACTTGCGGTGCTTCTGAAAAAACAGAAGATACTGTTGTCATTTATGTGATCCTTATAATTGCAGCGCTTGATGTAGACGCCGGGAATGTTACTGTAAATGTTTGATTGGTAGCTGTTTTAGTTCCACCAAAATCTAGTACTGCTACTGCTTTATTACCTTGAGTGCTATTATATATCAAAGCACCTGCTGCTGAAAAGGTAGCGTTAGCCCAACTTGAATTCTCAAAATTTAACCATGCTACAGTTTCGTTTAAAGTTGAAGTAGGTACTTGAGATATAACAAGTGTATTACCACCTGCCGTATATCCTGTGCCTGTAGTTTCAGCTGTTGTTGTATAGACGGTCGTTGACGCATCTAAAGAAGCAAGTGAAGTATAAAGAGCAATCTTAAATGTATCCGCTGCAGTGGTTGCACGTATAACGCCTGTACCAAAGTTATGGATGCCATCTAAGATTTCAACTTTAAAACTTGTTGCTAGTGTTTGTGATAAAGCCACTTAATATCCTTTATTGAACGGGGTATCTAACTTGACCTGATCTGTAAGCATCTTGTCTATCTTTGCCATCACCTAATTGTTTGAGTAATAACATCGCTTCATCATATCTAGCTCTATAATTATCTAATACATCTTTTTCACCCTTCATGTAGGTGTAAGCTTCTAGTAATGAACCATATAAAAGTACAGAATCAAAGTTATTACCTAACCATGAAGTACCTGCTGTTACAATAGATTCAGGATAGTAGAAGTAATGAAGTTCCGCTGCATAGGCAGCATCGGGTGTAGGACCTACAATAAACGTAGTATTATCAAATACAGCATAGTATTGAGGCTGACCATAAAAATCAGAATCAGTATCAGGGAATGATTGCCTAATAAAATTTACGTCTTTATTTAAAAGATAGGTATACTCGTTTGCACTATTAATAACAGCTAAGCTAAACGTAGCTAACCAATCAGCGGGCATAGCTAAATATTTATTCCCAGAAGTTAATGTGCCTGTTACGTTTTTTCTTAATGCAGGAAGTTGTACAGTATTATAAATACGTTGTTCTGCTTGGCGGATAAAGTTATTCATATCCGTTGTTGTAAACGTATTTTCTGTATAGTCCTGTATTTGAACAACAAGCTGAGAATAATTTAAAGCCATAATTACGCCATTGGGCCTCTAGCTTTAGTACCTTTAGTTGCTGCACCGCAACCACGAATAGTGATCTCACCATGTCTATTCATTGCGTTAGAACCTGGATCACCTGCGCTTACACGTTGTCTAGCTGTACCTTGATTTAAGTCTTGAGCTTTTAACTTGTTAGGGTCTTGGCTAAAACTAATATCTGCATTAGGTACAACGATTGGTTGTTTATATTCTGCCATGATAATTATCCTTTTTTCTGTGCTGCAATTTTAGCTAAACCTCTGCCCATTTTCTTCATATCAGCATTAGTTTTGCCACCTTTAGAACCTGCATGTTTAGGGCCTTTTTCAATCCCTACTTTAGCTCCATCGTCACCTAAGTTACGACCTTTGGTTTTACCTTGTTTAGTAATACCATCTGCACCTGATTTATATGCCATTTTGTTTCTCCTATGAAATTGTTATTGTTACTGAACCTAAAGCCGTTGCACCTATTAAATAATTAGGTGTTAAATCTGAATCAAAATATGAAGCGCCACCTACAGGTGCCCAACCCCATTGAATAACTCGACTACCGCCTAATGGCACGCCTGTTTCAGATTGTAATGCTCCTGTTTGTTCTATAGTTTGTAAGCCATTTAACCCTGACTGATAATAACTATTACTGTCTGGTCTTGGATTACGTACAGCTTGCGGATCATTTACCGGATAAAGACCAAGACTTAACTGTGGTTGATCCGGTTCCCAACATTCAGGACATACAAGTATATTAACATTTTTGGTCTTAATAACCAATCTTTTAAGTTGCTTTAGTGGATATCTAAAATTACATCTATCGCACTGGGCAATTGCGTGTTTACCACTTGAATATTTACTTGGCATTTAATTACCCGTGATAAAACATTTCGCGAGGTACAAATCTAACTGCTGCTTTTTCTCTATCTTCATCCGCAGCTAATTGGAACGCTGCTTCATAATCTGCTCTTAACATCTGAATTCTATCAGGTGATACATTAGGTAACTTCATAGATAAGTATGCAGCTAACCCTGCAACCATGCAAGGAATAAATCTAAACGGAATATCTTCTACAGATAACCCAGTACCTGCATCTTGAATACGTCTTAATCTATAATATACAAATTGGTAGAAATCACTTTGCTCAGGTGTTGGCCATACGTTTACTGTAGGTAAGTTTTGTACATAGACTCTAGCACCAATAGCATGAGAAGCTAATGTAGTATTATTTACAGCTCTGATACATCCTGTAATAGTATTACCACTGATACCACCATACTGAATTGTTTCATTATCTATTTTAATAAAGCCAAACTGCGCTAAACCTACTGTGCTTGATAAGGTAATAGTTTCTGGGTTTGCTGCAGTAGATGCAGTAGCCGTTAATGTTTCAGCTAACAAAATGCTAGTAGGGTTCTCTTGGCCGCTTTGTCTATTAATCCATACTTGGATAGGACGACCTGTAGCATTTTTATTAGGTATTGTAATATAGGTTGATTCGCTAATTCGGTTAATATTAATGTCTTGTTGGTTTGATCCTGTTCCAGTACGCGTCACCATATCAAGAAGATCAATCGTGTCAGAAGGTAATGCATACATAATCTGATTTTGATTTAAAGTTATTTGACCAGGCTCTACAGTCCACATATTAATACCGCGATTAGCCCACTCAATAGTAAGTAGGTTTAGTGAACGTCTTGCAGTACGTAAATCATACCCAGTACGTAGCTCTTGTCCGCATCGTTCAAATGCATCTTCAACCAGATTGTTTAAATCTAAGTTAAAACTTGTGGTCCCTGTGGTTCTATCTACCATTATTTTACTCTTCTATAAGGTTTTACTTTTTGTTTAATAGATTTAGGTTGAGCTACAAACTGTTTTCCTTTAGCTTTACCTTCTCTTTTAGCCTTTGTTGTTGCAGCATATTCTTGTGGGCTTAAAGCTTTTATTGCCTTTTCAGGTAAGTATCTTTCACCTGTTTCACTAGACTTTTTACCTGACTTAGTTGTCCACTTTTGTTCACCCCATGCTTTGAGTGAACGTTGAGGCGCTGCTAAACCACCACTAGCCATTTTCTTTTTACGTCCTGCACAATGTGCTTTTTGTGAAAATCCTTTTGGGTGTTCACAGTCTATTGAGCTTTTATACTTTTTAGACCAAGTCATTACTTATATCCGCCACCTGCAGCTTTATATTTCTTAGCAACTAGTTGTGCTTTTCTGGCTGACCATTGACCAGCACCAGTACCATGCGTTGCAGCAGCTTTAACTTGAGATACAATTCTTTTACGAAGTGATGGCTTT